TATATTTAATATAAATCCTAAATCCCTCAAAAGATTAACGGTTGATACACCTAAGTCTATGTTTTCGCTTAAGGATTCGCGAGAGTTCTTATCTATTTTATTAAAATATTCTTGGAAAATTTCCTCGATTATCTTTAATAGAGTAAAAGTTGCCTCACGAGTTAAAACTATACATAACTTTGGACAATTTATTCTAAAAATGAATAAATGTCATGGAACTTCATACACTATTAAGTGGATGAAAGCTTCATCAGTCGCATTACAACGTTTCATTGCTGGATCTCCTTACAAATCGTTAAGAGACGCAGAACCTTCTATGCCACTACCGAGACTCCATAATGGAATCCCTTTTATTATCCAGTCGCAAGATCGAAGATCTATACGTAATGGTAATGCTAGTGTTATACGGTTCTGGTTGACATTGTTCAACCTTTATCGAATTATAGAAGGACCACTCTCACCCAAGTTAAATACTATTACTGATCCTTATTCAGGACAGCAAAGTATACTTGATGAGTTTGATACTTTTATATCGAAAGATATGAAGAGATTACTTTTTGAGTATTTACCCAAAAAGCAATCAATATCTGCCTCTTACATTGTTAAATCGAGATCTGCCAGTACAAATGCTGGTGTAGCCATGTCTTCCGTACTATCCGATTTGTGTTGGATAGTCCAAGATGCTGATACCTATAACTTATTTAAACAATATGCTATAGCATCAAAATCTTTTGTCTTGTTTAGAAAACTCGATAATTATACCGAATATCTATTTCAAGCACTTACAAAAGGGGCCCGTATTCCAGTAAAAGGGAATATGGCATTTTGCGCAGAAGAAAATGGAGGAGAAGTTCGAAGAACTTTCCTACCGGATCAAAGAACGTGGACATTCGCTAGCCCTTCAGATGTAACTCTGAAAGGGGGCCAACTTTCTCTTAAAGAGGAAGCGGCCGGAAAACTTAGAGTTTTCGCTATAGTCGATGTTTGGACACAGTCATTCTTAAAACCCTTACATTCTTATTTATTTAAGATTTTAGGGGCTCTACCTAACGATGGAACCTTGGATCAAGATGCTTCGGCATTGCGATCTATGGAGAAAGCGTTGCGACGTGGTCATGCTTGGTCAGTTGACCTAAGCTCAGCCACGGATCGTTTACCTATTGTTTTACAACAAAGTGTATTAACGACGCTATTTTCTAAAGCATTAAGTGATGCTTGGCGAAATCTGTTAGTAGAAAGAGATTATGTGTTAAACAGTTCTAAAATCACGGATCTATATCCAGATTTGAGACCTGGTACCTACAAATACTCCGTTGGGCAACCAATGGGAGCCTTAAGTTCCTGGGCTATGTTAGCCTTAACACATCATATGATTCTGCAGTTTGCAGTTCATAGATGCAAAGGAAAACAGGAGTTATGGTATGATTTATACGAGATCTTAGGAGATGACATCGTTATCTTTGATAAAGATGTATATCTTGAGTATTGTAAAATACTTGATCTTTTAGGCGTGGGTGCAAACCCTGCCAAATCAATACCTGCCCCGACTATTCCTGCTTTTGAGTTTGCTAAGCGAACATCACTAAGCGGTGAAGATGTCTCAGGGTTATCATGGAATGAATTCCTAAAAGGAGATTCATTACCCGGAAAAGTTGGACTAATCTTGCGATTAGCTCTTAGACGATTCCAGCTATCACGAACTGCTATTGCAGCCGTGTTAGCCCGTGGAAGTCATGATATGGCCAAACCTCTTAAGGCTGGCGCACATCATGCGCTTTTAGCTATTTTAGGATCATTAACCAAAGAGGATAATAAATCGCTAGAATATGCAATTAGTGTACTGATAGATCCTCATAATGAGGAGGATGTTATAGAGCCCAAAAAGGCTTCTATACCACTGCATCAGACTATGCAAAGCGTGGTCGAAATGCTGAAAGGTGAACCTTTCACCATACTAGAATCTACGTTATCAGATTTTGATACGAGATTAGAGTTGGCAAAAGATGAGCTGATCCCTTATATGAGTGAAACTGCCTATTTAAAGGCTTTAGCTATCACTAAACAAGTGGTATCTTCATATGATGCAAAGATAGACGAATTTGCCTTTACATTATTAGACTTATCAAAAGTCGTTAATAATAATGTTATGTTAGCGCAACGTCGTAGTATAGCTGAGGATATCCTATTACGGGATACCGACCCACAAGATCGTTTAGACGTTCTTGAAGATCGACTATACAAAGCAGCCAAATATGGTATGCCTATCTTAGAAGCCGTAAATTTATATAAAGACTCAACCGCATATGCGATGAGCTTTAAATTTAACGAGGCTCCTAGAAGAACGATACCAACTGAAAACTGGTTAGTACTTCTTGCGGCTAAAGCCGGTATGCCTGGAGTACGTTGGTGGGACGCGCCTGCTACTTTTGCAGGTTATGCGAACTACGTGTAACTCGTGAGCAACAGCTGACTAGACTTATAGTCCAGCCTCTTCTTTTCATATTTAGGCGGAATTAAGTTGTACGCTTATTTTCTGTCCTGAACTTGACTCTTCTAGTATATAGAAAAGTTTCCATTGCATGGACCCTACCCTTGGTAAGGTAGGTGAAAACTAACGTTTTAAACATGTAATTCCGAATCAGGAAAGCGCGGGATTCAAAATACTTTATTCTCTACCAAAGAGTAAATAAAGGAATGATGAAAGCGCCTCTTTCACTATATGAGCGGAAGATGAACAAGAG